TTGGGTTACATCCTTTTCCCTTTCCCATTTACCGATAGGACATCGCGTAAAGGCAATCGCCCCTTTTATCTTCATAAAGCATCCACATTTTTTACATTGCGCTACAGACTTTCTGAAATGGTCGCACTTACGACAGATTTCCATTCTCTCATTATAGACCTTATTGCTTGTCTTTAATTTCATCCTTTATATAGTTTCTTACGTTCTTAATAGTATTGAATATTGACGTTGTGCTGATGCTGGTTGATTCCGATAGGCTTCGAATTGAATGGTCAGATTCGTAATATATCTTAAATAACGTCTTGTCGTAGAAATGCAAGTCTTTCATTATATCTTCTACTTGCTCCAGCCGTTGCTCAAAAAGTATTTTGTCTTGTATTGTTTCTTCGCTATCATCATGAGCAAGGTTGCTCACTACTGCGTTTGCATCTTTAAGATAGGAATGGTGCTTTTTCTTGAATGGGGATGTGCTTCTGATATACTGGTTGAGCATTACTCTTGCTACCCAGTAATTGAGATGTCCATTGTCGTATATCTTCTGGAGTTTCTCTTGGTCGTATTCTAACATTATAACATAGACCTCTTGCGTTAAATCTTGCGCATCTATGTCGTTGCCCTTTGTTATCTTTAGGGCTATGTCATATATCTTATTGTACTCCTTGCCGAGCAAATACTTTAATTCTTTCATACCTTTGACGCAATGCTTTGTCGCCTATATTAATTTGATGATACATATATAAATAGCGTTTTATCACTTTTATTTTTTTACCTCTTCGTACGGCTTTTAAAATCAATCTATTTACTAATCCTTTTCCTAACATAATACTTTAAATAAAAAAGAGGAACAAAGATTTTACTCCTCGCTCCTCTCAAAACTAACTAATGTGAAAACCTTACATTGCTAATATAGGTTATTTTTTTTGCTTTTGTTCCTTTGTTAATAACTCCAGAATCTTTTCTAAATAGACTGCTAAATCCATCGCTTCCTCTTGTGCGTGTTTTATCCAGTCAATCGTTGATAGGTCGGTACGCTCCATTGTAGTGCCGTATTTCTTTTCGCCTACCTCTGCTCTGTCAAGTATCTTAATGCAGACTTTGTTCTCTATACTACTCATGAGCCACAAGCTTCGCAATCTGGATTATCTACACTACAAGCATCTGGTTGCTCTCTGTCGCTCATATCGTTAAGCCATGCATCCCAAGTAGTGTCTACTTCTGTTTCTTTATCTTTGCTCATTTGTTTAGTTTTTAAAGTTTAGCAGTAGGGGAACGATTCGAACGTTCAAGAGGGTATTGCTACAATCCTCGCCCTCGAGACAGGAGGGTGTGTTTGCCAGTTCCACCACCCTACTTTGTTGTAAAGTACATACCCAATATGTACACTACTGGTAATATTATCGCAACTGCGTAAATGTAAGTTTCTGCCATAGCCATAAATAGTTAATTGTTAGTTTTGTTTAAGATGGGGGAGTTCCCACGCTCCCCCTCTCAAGCTGATTTTCAAATCCTATTAAGATTCAAAATAATTGTAGCACTCAAGTAGCTTACTCACTTTATTAATGCCCAAGCCTATCGTCTGGGTAATGTCTGAGTTGCATATCGCATTCAACACTTATAGGATTATCGTATATACTTTCTGGCTCCCAATCGCATCTCCCCTCAATAAATACGCTCTTGAGCTCTCTAATCAAAATATCTTTGTGTGGGTTGTCCGACGCTTCTAACTGATCTATGCGCTTCTTATATACATCTAAAAGCAGCTCAAGGTTGTCAGCCATATCTACGTAATGATTCATTAAGACCTTGATGTGTCCAACTGGGTAATTACCTCTTGCGTTTATTACATCCTTGCAGCTTGTGTCAATCTTTACTTCCATAATTAGTTAGTTTTAGTTTTGTCAAATATAAAAAAATTATTCTAAATCGTAGTAATCATCAATAAACTTTTTAGCATCATCAAAGCCAGTACATACTTTTGCCATATAGCCTCTTTCGTTTAATCTCTTAATCCAATTCTTCTGCTTCTGACTTGCGTAGTTACCTTTTACCTTTAGCTCAAGAGCAAGACCATGATACCCACCTCTGGCATCGTAGCAAAATACATCTGGGAAACCAGCCACATATCCAGTCCTCTTGGCTTTCATCCTTTGCGAATGATAGCGTTGATATTGACCACCTAAAGAAGCGCAATACAATGCTTTCTTATCCAACCGTAGGTATGTTATTACTGCCGTTTGTAACTTGTCCTCTAATGCTTTCAATTCTGTGCCTTTATTACTTTGTAGAAATCTGCATCCAGTTCACGTATTTCTCTTTGTATTTCTGTCCAAGCCTTGTTAAATTCTGATTTAGTTCTTAGATCATGCTTACCCTTTGTTCCAAAGTTTGCCACGTTTCTTGCATTCTGTTCCAGTAGCTTGTCAATCTTTTTTCGTGTGCGCTTGTCTGTGTTGTACTTCATAATAATTTATTTGCTTCCGTTCTTAAATCAAATTTTTGTTTTCTCCATTTGCTAAAATATGTCATCAATGTCTTTTCTCTGCACATGATTACTGGGTGGAATTTCTTACGCTCGTTATGTACAAATTTCTTCTTTTGTTTTATCTCCTCTTGTATCTCATCCCACAACTTCTCTTTCTCTTTTAAAGTTAAGGAAATTAATCCAACGCTTTCACACCAGTTGAAAACTTGGCTCACACCTTGAAATTTAAACTTCTCCCCAGCTACATACTGCTCGTATATCTCAATCAAACATAACTCTATAAACTCACGTAGCACTTCTTTTCTGTCAATCTCTTGGCATTTCTGTTCTATCTGCAACCTTTCGTTCTCTTGTGATGATTCTATTCGTACTGCGTTGGCTTTTAACTTCTGTTTGTTTAGCCAATTAAACCACGTTCTTGGGTTGATAGCCATCTGGTCAGCTTCCCTTACCCCATTGTGAAACGCTTTTGTAACGTCTTCAGTTGTAAGTCTATGGAATTTAGCGTTCAAATCATTCATAAGAATGTTGGCTAATATCTTTCTGTCTTCTTCGGCTCTGTTCTGGCTCATCTCAAACAAAGCCTTATTGATAGTTACAAAACAAAAGTTTAGTAAATCCTCGCTTGGCTCTTTTCCTATCATAATATCCTTAGTTGTGCTTGATGCTGGTTAATACGTTTCATTGCAGAAAGATAGTAATCTTTATCTAATTCACAAGCAGTCAAATCATAGCCTAAATTATGACAAGCTATTGCAATGCTTCCACTACCTAAATGTGTGTCTAAAATCTTATCGCCCTCTTTAGCGTAGTTCATTAATAACCATTCGTATAATTTAACTGGTTTTTGTGTTGGGTGTATTTTACCATTTGTATCTTCCCAATTAGAAGCACTTCCACACCAATGTTGTTTTCTAATTCTCATAGGCTTATTAAAAGATGTCCAAGCCATTTCACCATCAGCAAAATCACTTTCACCATTGTTTTTATCCCATATAACCCAACACTTAGATGGTTTTAGTTCAAAATAATTGCCACCCCAAACAATTTGATTTTTACTTATTCGCTTTAATTCGGCAAAATATTCTTTATTCGGTGTGTTTTTATCCCAATCTTTTTTTGTCCATTTCTTTTTAGAGTTATTACCCATTTGCATATTCCCAGCATCAATTCCATAAGGTGGGTCAACAATAGCCAAGTCAAAGTGATTATCCTCGTACCTTAACATTAATTCCATATTGCACTCGTTTGTAATTTTCATGTTAGTTGTTTTTGATTGTTAATACTAAAACCATATTGAGATGCTAAACCTTTATTTTCCTTTGGCTTGTAATTTCTCATCCAACGATTTGCAGCCAGTTTCCATTTTTTCATTTTGTTCTTGCCTTGCTTCCAGCCATTGTTTTCATAATACTCAAAGAAATTAATTGCTTCCGACAAATCAAAATTTTTCTCTAAAAAATAATTATTGACCTCATCGATCGAAGAGGGTTTACCCTCTATATTATTATTACTTGTAGTATTAATACTTGTAGTATTATCTTTAACAATTTTGTTAATAGGGTGTTTAACTTTTTTGTTAATACCCCCCAAATCATTCTGGTTTACCCTATTAACATTTTTGTTAATACATATAATACGTTTTTCTATTTGCTTAGTGTTAGGTATATACTGCATTGTTATGCTTATATATCCTTTCTTAGCGAGTTGATTTATCCATCTGGATATTGTTATCGGACTTACTTCGTAAAGGTTAGCAAAGTAGCCATTTGATGCCCAGCATTTGCCATTCTTATTTGTGAGGCAAGTTATCTCTGAATAGAGTAGCTTCGCGTTCGGTGTCAGATCTTTGTCGTATCGAACTTCAGCCGTAAGGATTGAGTAGTAGTTTGGTTGTTCCATAGTTTAGTTTTTTACAAATATAGAAAAAAGAAATGGAGGCTATAAAACCCCCAAATCCAGTTTATCAATTAGAACGGCAAGTTCTCTTTTTGCCCTTGCTCGTTTCCCTCTGCAACTACTGTATCTTCGTTGCTAATTCCATAACATCTAATGGAAACAAAATATCGGTCTTTCCATTCTCGACCATGAATATTTACGTTAAAGTTTTGACTATCTCCAACCTCTAATAAAGGCACTACATCGTCAACTTTCTGGTTGACAAATTCCAATGGAATAATAGCATCGTACTTTGTGCTTTGCTCTACCAGAACAATCTGCTTTTTAAACTTCTCGCTGATCTGTTCAACTGGTTTGATTTCTCTGATTTTTCCTCTTACTGAATACATATCTGATTTAAATTACTGGTTAATAGTTTACTTGTTTTCTGTATTTTTTGCAACTGTCTTCTTAGCGTGATATTCTCGCCCTTTAGGTTAGCCATCTTTTCCTCTAATACATTTAGCCTTTCTTTATATTGGTCTAATATTAGAGTGTCTGCTACACTATCTTCGGTGTTATATCCCAATGCGTAGATGATTGAATCAAATGTCTCTTGGTAGTAGTTAAAAGATAAGTAGTTTCTCTCATGCTGCCTCAAGTTGTGTAGGACTGAGGAATGATGCTTATCAAAATAAGCCCCAATACTGGCAAAGGTAAATCCACTATCTCTTAAAATTTTATAGCACATGATACGTGCCTCCACTACAAAGCGAGTTCGGTCTTTTGATTTCATCCTACCTACTGTCGTTTTGTTTTGCTTTGCTGCTATCTCAAGCAACAACGGAATCTGATCTTCTTCTATTTTCATAATAGTGATATTAGTTTTATGATGCTGATATTTGCATCGGTTGATATGGTTTTTAATTGCTTAAATGTAATACATTTCTCGTCAGCTAACAAACGCATCAATGTAGGTTGTGATATTTGTAGCTTTGTACTGATCGCTGATTTCGTTTTGTAGGTGTCAAGCAATACGTCTTGAAGCTTTGTTTTGGGTTGCCACCCTCTTCCTTTCTCGTTCATATTACTATCGTTTAAAATCATCAGCTTCATCTTCGCCGAAATGACCTAACTCATAAAATCCAGTCAGCTTTAATACTGCTCTACTCATTGCTCGCTTCTCAGCCATTGCAACTGGGTATGCGTTGTTTGTATTTGTTGGGCTTGATTCTCCATAGGTCTGGATTACCTTATCCCCACATTTAGCCGTTGCCTTAATGATTACAAATTTATTGTCATCGGATACCTTATCCAAATTGTAGTCAATTACAATGTTGTTGTTGGCTTGTATCTTGTCAATTCCAGCACGTGAGATAATCGTATAAAACTTATGTTTAAATACATCGTCTTTAGTTAAGCCATTCTTGACATACAATTCGTTTAGTTTACTTGCTTCCATAGTTTAGTCGTTTTACATATTCGTATTCATCTGTCGTACTATTCAAGGGAGTACGTTTACCCTCATGCCATTCTTGTAAGTAATGTGCTTGTTCGTTGTAGTGAGCGTTGAGTTGCATCTCTAACATCTGCTCTCGGTCTAATTGTTGATCTCGTCTTCCTAATAAAAGTTGTTTTAGTAATCCCATCTTATAAAGATTTAAGTTCAATGTTATTGTTTTCTAATGCGATAATTACATCAGTTAGTAAGTGAGCCTCGTCAAATCTTAATATGCTTTCTAAGGCTTCGCTTCGCTTACTTCTAAGTCTATCAAGTAAGTCTTGATTGTCTTGAATTTGTTGTGTGATAGAATCAGTCATAGTTGTTTTGTTTTGTTTGATACAAATATAAAAAAGTTTTTCGGAATAACAACTACAATAAGGCAAAAAAAAAGCACCTAATTTCTTAGATGCTTAGTTTTCAATGTATTAGATATTAAAAAAAGTGTGTCAATCTTGCAACTTGCCCATTATCATATTCGTGTATAAAGCCCTCAACGGCTTTTGGAGAGCCAGTAAACCCTTTGCGATTGTGCCAAGAATCGGCAGCACTTGGGCTTCTTAGGTATTCAACTGTAACACCTATAAAATCTTTGGCATCTCTCCACTTATGCTTTACCTTGTGATGTAAGTGATGTAAATACCAGTATCTAAATTTAGTGTTCGCCCATTCTTGGGGTTTCTCTTGTGCCATTAACAAGGGTAGGTTATCCATCTTAGCACCATCGCCATGCTCAAGACCGATCAAGTTCTTGCCATATCTATAATACTTACGATGATTAACAGATGCGTCTACACTTACATCGTCAGCCTTTCTAAACCAACTCTTTAATGCATGAGCCAAATGAAATCCAGATTGATAATCATGGTTACTCATAGAATGTACGCAATCAACTGGTGCGATTTGTCGGAGCATCTCCACACACTTAACATACAACTGCAAAGCTACCTCATAATGCTCCCACCATTTACCATCGCAGTCTTGTGGTGTTCCTTTTGTTGTGGTGTTGTAAACATTATCAATATGCAAAACATCGTTTCCTATGCAAAATAAAACTCTATCAATAGTAAACCCTTTAGATTTTGCGATAATGCCCTCAATACCCTTTAAAACGCGAGTAACAGCAATAGGGATATTATACTCTTCTCCAGTTTCATCTGGATTAGCGTATTTACCAATATGTATGTCAGCTGGATTGATAACCAGTAGATGCCTACCAGCAACGTGATCAATTTTTGGGTAGGTAGGTGCATGTTCGGATATGAATTTCCCTACCCTTTTAAGTAGGTCGTTCTCACTAAATCCTTGCCCCTCTTTTGTAACGACAGAAAAACGCAACTCTCCGTTCATATTCTGCCAATGTTTGACAGATACAACGTCTTTCTTTTTAATACCTCGCTCCTTTAGATGTAAATCTAAGGCAGTATTGTCGTTAATGTTGTCTAAGGTCTTTGCTCGGTGTTGCTTAATCAACTCAAGTTCATGAGGCTTTAAGCGTATTCGATTGTTAGCCATAATAAATTAATTGGTTACGGCTTCAATATAGTTATTTTTTTTCAAATACCGAGAAGCATAACGGCAGTACAGAGATTAATGCTAACAATAAGCTGTTAATATCTAAGCCATTAGCCTCGATTTGCATAACACAAGCACCAGCTAACACCCCAGACACAGTTCTTTTACTGCTCCATTTACCTCGTTTGTCTTTGAATACTTCTGGAACAATAGCAAGAATACCCTTTGCAAGTGTTGGGGATATAGCCATTACTTTATCTTTTTATCCTTAATAAAGAAACTAACTAAGTCATCCAGATACCCGAACATCTTGTTATCCTTTTCAGTAGGAGTTACATTTGCAATAACTTTAAAAAATGCCATTGCTCCGATTAGCAATTCAGCCCAGTTTGATTTTAAAATCTCAATCATAATAAGTGTTTAATTCAATGAATACAAAAGGTAAGTAAAGACAATGCTGATGTCCGTTTTCAAATTTAGATGACCAGATACCTACCAGTATTCCTGTGTAAGTACCCAAACTTAATTCCCATCCTGTCATATTAATATGTCCAAATTACTGAATCTGTGAGTTCTTCGTCTACATCAGCGTGTATAAATGTACTGGCAATACCTACTCTGGTAAACCCAGCATCTAACAACGCTTGTACTATTTTGAATCTATGGTAGGAGTTTTCACAATGTATATCAACGGCATTACCTCTCAAGTGAGCCGACTTTTTAGAGCCACCTACTCGATCGTTTGTTTCCTTATCTCTATATGACGATGTAATAAAAAATGGTACATCAGCAATGCCTCTGGCTAAATCCAGCTTCTTTAAAAGTTCTGGATTCATTAAGTCATAACAAACATGACCATTACACTTAAATTCGCTTTCGCTAAAATACTTCATTTCATCAATCTTTGCACGTTGTAAATAAGTGCAGTAATCAAAACTAAGGTAGTTAAGGCTGCATCTATATCAGAAAAACTAACTCCTAAAGCTGCAATGTTAATACTATTTAACTCTATCAAGTCGTTTTTCATCTTTCAATTTCTTTAAAAATACCTTTAGCTTCTTTATATTATTTTGCTTCGGCTTATATCTCATAATTTAATACCAGTATAATATGCGTTTGATATTGGATTCAAATCAGCACCAGTGTTTTGGCTATACTCTGGGAATGAACTGCTATCGTTACATAAATACTCTACGATTCTTTGCCCATAAAACTCTGCTGAATCTCTCTCTTTCTGTACTAAGTAGTCTACATCTTGACGAGTAGCTGCCGTTCCGTTCTCGCTATTCTTTTGCGTTATGCTTCCGTTCTTAATCTGGAACGATATAAAAGGTAATGCCTCTACAAGTGCGTAGTGAATAATAGCATCTTGGATGTAGTCATCAACTAAGGTCTTGTAAACCCCAGTTAAAGTTGCATCGTCTACACCAGCAATGTCATTCTGTAATTTATCATATAGCTTCGTACCCAAGATAATCTGTAGGTGCTTGTCTTGTGCTATCTTTAAAAAGGGTAGTAAAAAGGCAGTGTCAACATTGTAGTTGATTGCCGTAGAACTCTTTAATTTATCTTCGTTTACAAATAATACTGCCATCTTATTTTTTATTTACAAATCCTTTGTTAGGCATATCTTTTGGCTTCATTGCCACCTCTTTCTCATTACGCACTCTGTACCCTTGTCGGTCTGCTTCGTTGGTTGATACTGTCGGTGCTAAAGGACTTTTAGTATCTATCTTAGTTAATGACCTAAAGGTCTTTCTGCGCCATTTGTGATGACATCCACCACCACCTTTGAACTTCCATATAGAGTAAGTATTTGCGCCATTCAATCCCCATCCAGCATTTACCTCTCTGTCGCCCATTGAGATAATATCCTCTTTACGATATAGCTTATCAGCTGCTACCATCTTACGACAGAACTCTCTTGAATTAGCACTTACTTTCTTAGGGAAATATTCGTATCGTACTTTGTACATAAACCCTCCGATAGTTGCATCTTGCTCACTCTTTGAGTTTGGTCTTGCCACACCAGTAGATGCAAACTTGTAAGCCTCTAATTCCTCATGTGTTTCAGCGTCTACATCTTCAATAACTTCCCACTCGTCAAGATTTAACTCTTCGCCTAAATCAATCAGAGCATTTGCGACAATGATGTCGTTCTTCTCATCCTCTTTATTGTAGTTTTGACAAGTGCATTTACCTTTGTTACACTTCTTTTTTTTACACTTTTTAAAATCCTCTTCTTTGGATAGGGCAATCTTTGAAAGCAACTGCTCTGCTCCACTACTAAAGAATCCTCTCGCCACCTCTTCTGGTAGTTGCAAGAATTGTACAAGGAATACAATAGCTTGTGCCTCGTTTAGAACTCCCTCTTTTACTTTAGCCACAATATCAATCGCACTACTAATCTGCGCACCATTATAAGATGCGTCAACTTTTTCTATATCGTCATCCACAACCTCTGTATCTGGTGCAACATCTACTGCATCGTCTTGGTCTACTCCAGTTTCTTTCTCAATCTCATCAGCATCTAAGCCATCGGTTTCTATAAACTCAATTGGTTGTAGTGTTTTGAAATATGTGTCAAGCACAATGCCATTGACTGCCAACACTTGGTCAATAGCCTCAAGAATCATGTTTTGGTATGGTCGAATAACTGTGTTATCCCATAACTGCGAGGCAGTCTTAATCTCTTCTGCATTGTTCCCAAGCCCAGTGTTATCTTTAATACCAAATAAAATAGGGCTGGTAACTTTATGACCTATTAATATCTTACGAGTAGCTTCTTCGCTTAGGAATTTATACTGCTCACTTGCTTCAGATATTGGTAAACTCTCAATCGTTGTTGCGTTTGCAGTATCATCGTTAAATGATATAAGCCATTTCTTGCCTTTCGCACCCTCTAACTTTTGTGTTACCTTACGCTCAATATGATTCTGCTCGTCTTCAGTAGGCTGCCCATTGTTAAAGTTGATCATCATCGTTGGCGCAAATCCGTTCTGGATATTCGTCAAGTGATATGTACCAATCTCTTCGTCAATCTCAGCCCATTGCAAAGCACCAGCATAATCAACTGGGCTAAAGTAAAAGTAACCAGCTGCGTATGGCTTAATAACCAATATCTGTGTTTCTTCGCCTCTTGCTCCAGTAAATGCCTCTATGCGTCTTGGGGCATATTGTTTTTTTCTTGACTGCGACCAGTCATCAGAATAGTAATAAGCCTTAATCTCGCCCTCATCTGCTTTCTCTGGTCTAACATTCTGCATTGGGATATGCTTCGCCATCAAAATTTCAGTCCTACCCTTATTCCATACTATGTTAAAAGCACCTTGTCCGAGTAGCTTCAAATCATGTGAAACTTTCTTAAGGTCATCAGACTTAAATATAGACTTCATTTTAGCGTGGTCTAAAGGCTTCTTACTTTCGTTAGTACATGATAACCCCTCTCCGTAGATTTGATCGCTTACAGATGAGATAATTGCGTTATTTACGGCACTACCATTGTATCTATCTATAAGATATTCAAAGTAATTGTTATCATCCCCATAAGAAACCCATTCTTTCGATGCTGATTCCTTTGCTTTAGGGGACTTTTCTGCTGCTAAATTTACTATTCTTAAACTCATATTTTTAGATATACGGAATTAGTTGGGTTTGCCTCTGCTTGTTTAACGTAGGTAACTTGACTATCGCCACCAACCCAAAACTTTCCAGTTTCTCTCTTTGCTATAACTGAAGCATCTGTGATGTCTGTATTTGTACTGCTCGTTTGCTCGTAAATATCGTAGCTGAAGAACGATGTCTCTTGATATACTACTCTGTCCTCTTCTTCGTTATCAGTTGCGTAGAACGTAAAGCTAAATTTAGTGTTTCTTGCGTTAGAATAACCCTTTGTTAATACGACGCTTCTACTTACATTGGTTTGTAAGTTGGTAGTATTAAGTAGAAAGTAATTAGAACGACCCACAACGTCATAATCCAACGGAACGTAAAGTTCTGCTGAGTAATCCACATCGCTTGTTACACTAAAGATATACATTATTCTTGTGCGTTTTCTTTTACTAATTCAACTGCCTCATCAGATGTCAAGACTGTGTTGTTCGGATATGCTAATCCCTCGCCTAAACCAAGCAGATAAGATACCTCTCCATCTAACCAGCTTGCAGAAAACTCTAATATATAAAAGTTGTCGCCATCTTTTTGGAATGTTAAAGCATGACCATACTGACGTTTGTTATCCTCGCCCATTTCAGCGTAGGTTGTCGGTAGGAGTTGCACTAAAGCACCCTCTTCGTCAAACTCTGCTCCTTTATAACGTGAAAAGATTTCTGGTAATTCAGAATTGTACGTTTCTTCGTTTAAACAAATGTATATATTTCCTATCATTTTCTTAGTTGTTATGTCCAGACTTTGTTGCGTTAAAGTTTTGCTCTATCTCGTCTGGTGTTAAGTATCTGTTGTAAACTTGTACATCATCAATTACGTCTTTATAAAACCTTGCAGTATTACCATCAAATCCTATTCTTGGGTTCTGGCTACTTGTAACTGTGGCATTGGTGTTGGCTGTGTTCTTCGTTTGTTCTGGGGTTTTGTTTCCGTTAATATATAGACTTATCGTTCCAGAGTTTCTTGTAGCTGCAATATGCACCCATTCCCCATCGCTAAAAGTTGTTGTTGACGTGCAACTCGTAGTATTTACTAAAAACGCTATTCTATTAGGTATATTAACGCTCATTATAGCAAAAGTATTAGTAGCATCTACCCCTCCACCATTAGTGTAAATAGTATTAAATGAACTACCTTTTGCTATGTGCGAATACTTAACCCAAGCTGAAACACTAAAATCTCCAGTACCAAAATCAAAGTCTGTGCTATGCTCAACCTCTCCATAACCAGTACCATCTAAATTAAACCCACTACCTTTAACCCTTACTGCGTTTCCTAAGATGTCTTTCTGTGAATCGGTAGCGCATGAGATAAGTGTTGCGTCTGTAACGGCAGTTCCATTTGTTCTTCGGTAGGCAGATACAGAATCAGCATTTTCTAATTGCGCACCCCAAAATAAAGCGCTACCATTTGAAACTCCAGAATTTAAGTAGCAGTTATAACTACCAGAGTTAGTTGTTGTAAATGTAATCGAAACCCTAACCCATTCACTTGTGCTTGTTTGTGAATAGTAGGATGTGGCACTAATTAAATCGGATTGAGTTGTGTTATTGTAAATTCTATAATATAAATTTGTAGCGTTTATATTTTTAACGTAAAACGAAAAAGTATAAGTTTCTCCAGCATCTAAACTTTGAGTATTATAAAAAATCCCATAATTAGAAGCGTTTAACATTTTAGTTGCGTTACCAGTTCCAATAGGGCTAACTCCAGCATTAGATTCTAAAGTTACGTCTGAATTTTTACCATAACCATTAGCAAGTGTAATATCCTCACTATACTCAATTAAATTACTCCCCTTACTCCAGTTCATCATCCCCAACTGTGGGATTCTCTCTTGAGCATCGTCATAGGTAGCACCTAAAGATGAGCCGTCGTAGGTTTCTCCATCTATGTTGTAGACTTCTTTTATTGATACGTTGTCTATCGAGCCATCAAAACCACTATAGCCATTAAAATTGAAAGCAGTTCTGTCGGTTGTTGATTTTGTGGTAAATGAGTAACTGCCATTAGATATATTTGTTATGCTGAAAAATGAATCTACACCACCACCTCCGTAAATTTGTGAGGAAAGAGTACCAGTAGTAGCTCCAGAAACATCAAAAGTTAATTGAAAAACTCTTGCATTGGGTAGGTTTACTAATTGAGCTAAACCACCAAAGTCTGAGCCAGATTTAGTTGCTTTACCATTTTCAATATACCAACCTCCAGTCATAACCCAATCGCTATCTGTAGAAAAATCCCCATTAACAACTAACTCTTTACCTATCAAAGGTGCAGAATCAAAAGCAATAGTTCCATCGCCCTCGCTCATATGCCACCAAGCGTGTAAATCGTTAAGCGTTACGTTTGAACTTGCGTTATCGGTAACTAACTTTTGAGGGTTTGCATAGTCATAAGCAATGTCATCGGTGGTAAATTCAGCCCCATAGATTTGTAGGTCTGACATTTTAAAACGACCATGAGAGCCAAAACCTTTATAGGCAACATCGAAAGCGTCAGAGATAGTATTATAAGCAGTAGATGTAGTTAAAACAACTCTTTGCCACTCATCCTGTGCAAGAGTTACATAATTGCTGGGTTCATAAGTATTACCTCTATAAACACCATCAACGTAGACGCTAAAATCCATACCTCCGAAAGAATCTTTTCTTAGCGTTAGATGGTTTAAATATAAAAACTTTGTTCCTTGTCCAGTACCCCCAAAATAAAAAAGCGTTTCTCCAGAGGCAGTATGTGTAGGATAAATCCAAAAAGCAATAGTTTTAATATCCTTGCTTGATGGAAAAACCGTTTCTACTGAATCGTTACCAGCAAAAACTAAAGCCTTACCAGTCTTTAAAATAGCATTGTTATCATTGCCAGATATGTCTGGGGTTTCTTGTGCGTATTCTTGAACGGAAAAACTACTAAATTTAATTGTGGTATTGTTAGTTGCATTTCTAACTATAAAGTTAAGCGTGCCACCACTTTGTGTATGAAAAACTGTATGGGTTCCAACTGTATTCGGTTGCGCCCCAGTATACGTACCAAAATAAAAATTCAAAGAGGCATTATTTGTATTCTCAGATATGGTATATGTTACTACATACTTTTTACCAGAGCCTAAATATAAATAATCATTTAAGCCGTTTGTGGCATAAGCCCTACCATCAAAAGCACTATCATCGTCATTAATTAAATTAAGAATTCCATTCGATATATTTGTACCATCATTATCACTACTTGCCCAACCTAAAGTCCAAGAAGATGATGTAAGAGTACCATCGGTACTAAAATCCACATTTGTGAGTAATTCCTCCCCCAATGGCTCTGTCTTAGTAAAAGGTAACCACATCTTTAGACCAGCCCTTACAACGCTTTCTCCAACCCTACGGATTGCTCCTATTGTATTTTGAATTATGTTTAACATAATCCGTTATTTAAAATATAGCAATAATGTCGGTTGCAGTTGTAGCACTTGCTTTCACTCTCGTTACTTGCATAGGAACAAACGTACCAGTAGGCACTGCTTTAAGAGTAACTGTTGAGCCACCTAAAGTGATAACCTCTACATCTCCCCCAGTTCCAACGTATAAAGCTGCTGGATTGTTAAAGTCTGCTCCAGTAATGTCTGTGCTATCGTTTGGAGTAACGGCTACTGCTCTCGTTCCTTGTCTTACAATATTGTTAGTAGGCATTTGTTTTGTTTTTAAATGTTATATAATTAAATAGGAAATAGGTCAAATTGTTTTATATAAAAAAACCCCCACGTTTGTGGAGGCTTTAATATTATTGAATTATAGTATTATCATGAGCCATCATCAACAGTAATAGTTGTAAAGTCAGCAAATGGGTTTCCAGCAGTAGTAGATGGTTCTACAATAACGGCAGCATCCTTTTCTCTACCAACTAAGGTTAGGTTATAGCCGTTCATATCTCCGAACGCTTGACCTTTTCCTACGTTTCCACCAGTAACTGTCATTCCGTTGAAAGCACCAGCCAAGAAAACTTTTCCGTTTCCATTAGCGTCTAAGTTGTTGTCTTCTACAAACACTTGGAATCTACCCTCTGTCAAAACTTTTAAAACTTGTAATTGAGTTTTATTTACGTTAGGCAAAGCCAAAGATAAAGTTTGCTCAAAAAATACAGTTCCGTTTTCTTCGCTTACTGTAATAGCCTCATCAAAACCAGAACTTTGTGGAATCAAAGCATACTTGAAAATATTTGCCGTTCCAGAAACATCCGTAAGTTCTGATGATGTAATAGTATAATTCCCTAAAGTATTGTCGTTTGCGAAATATACGTTTCGAATACCTCCGATTGATTCACGGCATTCTAAACCTCTTCCGTCTGATAATAAACAAGCCATATTATATAGGGTTTTAAAAAGTAGGGGCTTTGACACCCCTACCTAAATTATTAATTATGCGTTGTAGTAAACGATGTCTCCACCAGTAGCGAAACCAACACCAGCGTTATAACGCATCACAAGGTGTACGTTATCTGAACCATCAATATTACTTTGGTCTAATAGTTTAACCTCTGCCATGTCAGATACCAAATCTGTAGCGAAGAACATATTAGATTTTCTTGCTGCAATAATACAGTCATCACTCATACCAGGACACCATGCCAAGTTAATTCCCTCAAAGTTAGCTTCTGTAACACCTACGTGATACTTGTCTAAATAACCAGCTTCTGCTTGTGCAGAAACATAAAGACGATATGCCTTTGTACTCATGTACATAATTACATCCTCTTTTCCGTAAACGCTTGTTGGGATAGCATCTCTAACAACTCGTAATTGAGCAATAATGTTAGTAGCATCTAAAACTGCATGAGTTGGTTTTACTGCACCAGAGCCAGCGTCTGCTAAAAGAGTTTCAAATCCAGCAAACTCTCCAGTCGTTGCAGCTACTCCAGTCCAGATAGATTTTTCAACCTCTTGACCTACTAACGCTCCAGCGTGTGAAATTACATACTCTTCAAAACTTGATGGTAGTGTAGCGTCAACACCTACGTTCATAGATGCACCAGCATAAGTTGCCAACCAATCTTTCTTGCAAAGTTTTTGGTTAAGTTGGTAGTTACCCGGAGTTAGAGCTTTTTCAGTATAGTTTACATCTCCAGCAGCTTGAAAGTCGCATGATTGGTCAACTATGTTAGATGTAGATAAATCAAAACTCTTTAAGTTTACTTTGTACGACACATTAGGTAAAACAGTAAGGTAACCTTTACCTAAAGTTTCTCCACTTAATAGAGATGCAGAAATAAAACCAGCAGCTTCTTCGCCAGCATATTTCGGGTTTGTAATGTTTGTTGCCATTTTATTTATTTTTATGGATTAAATATTGTACTCTTTGTTGAGCCGTCAGTTTTGACAAATCAACGTTTTCTTTTACTTGTTTAAAATTACCCTCTGGGTTCGGCTTAATTTCTTCGCCTACTTTTTCGAACTCTTCTACTTTTACTGCGTTTTCTTTTGCCTCTTCTTTAATAGATGCAAATTCTTCTTTCAAAGCATTGAACTCTTGCAATAGGTTTTCCATTACTCCGATAGCTTGAACGATAGCTTCCTTAGAATCGTCAGATGATTGCTCAACAACTTCTTCTTCAACTACTTCTTCAACCTCTTCATCAGCTGCTTTAATGTCAGCGATAACACCCTCTTCCTCTACTACCAAAAGTGAGCCATCTGCCAAAGCATATTCTCCAACTGGTAAAGGTTGCTGGTCTTCTTCAACAACAATAAAAACTGCGTTGCCAACCTCAAAAGCGTCTGCACTAATTATAGTACCATCTTCTAAAGCTGCCTCTTCAAATTTAAGTTGCTCTTTTGCTTCCTCCATTTCTTGTGGAGTAGCCTCGTCTACTTGTGGAGTTTCTTCCATACCTAATAGAACTTTGATTTTGTTTAGTGTGTCCATTGCGCTAATTTATATTTGTAAATAGATTATTGATTAAAGTGTTTTATTTTCATCCTCTCGAATGATTTGTCTAATCTGTTCAAGAACACTCTCTTGGCTCATCTTAGTAGGCTTCTCGTCAAAGTACCCCTCAATAGAGAAACCTTTTACAATGCCCTCTTTTACATAATTTTGCCATACGTCTTCGTTGTCAATCTTCATACAAGCTACCCACGTACCTACTGGATACTCTAAACCAAAGGCTTGGGTTTTATCATGCTTACTATCAGCTACTATCCAACTCTCTATGGTAGTAATGCCATTGATTACTCTTTGGTGTTCTAACGTAGCGTTCTTATGTTTAGATTCGAGCATATACAACTCGCTTACTCGCTTGATAGTTTCCTTACTAAAGAAACATTTGTACTGGTTGCCCTCTTCGTCAACTCGTAGTATTTGAATGTCTGGTATCATTACTGCACCCATTACGATACGCTTGTCTTTGTCTACTGTCGCAAAGTTCTTTGGTCTTCCATCCTTTGAAAAGTATTTAAAGTTCTCTTCGATAGCTGGTTGCTCTACTAAGCTAATAGCAAAAACTCCGTAGTCTTCTGCGTTTTCATCTATTGTAAATTCTACTACTTTCATTATAAAGTTTTTTGGTTATCTAAATATGATTGTGCCTCTTGGCTATCTGTTACATCTTGACCTATCACGTAGGCTTTTATTGGTTGTTGATTTGTATTGTTTACGCTTCCTACTACATCATCTAAACTTGCTCTTGTTGGTAAACTTGCAGCAAGGCTTGAGCCTACTTCTGGAACGCTACCACCACTATCAGAAGCACCTGGTACTTTTGTATCTCTTATCTTTTTAATATTAGCTAAACCCCCAGCAATAATTGCCGCACCAGAAATGAATCCCAAAACACCTTTTTGTGCAAAGGCTTTACTTGCCCCAGCATAGGTGTCTATAATTGCAGACGCTATTGCTAATTTTTTATTATCTCCAGCCAACTCACTAAATGTTTTAGTTAAACCTCCAACGGCAGCAATTTGGTCGGATATATTTGCAGTTTGTTCTTTTAATAATGAGTTTTGATTTGTAAGTTGCTCCGACCTTTGCCCAGTAACTCGTTCTTCTATATCCACCAACTCTGTTTCAGCCTCTATTAAAGCAAGTTGTAGTTCATGATTCCCCTTGTTTAAATCTAATTCCTTTTGTGCTAAATCAACTTTCTTTTGAGCAAGGGCTTGTTCTGTTGCAATCTGCTCATCTAATATTCTTCCTAACTCTTCATTGGCTGCTATTCGTTCTTGGAATGTTAAACTTTCATCATCACGTATCTGACGTTGTAGTTCAGCTTGATTTTGATAGGTTAGCATTAACTTTTGTTGACCAGCTTCCAACAACTGAACTTCTTTGCGCTCTTTACTCATTGCCGTTGCAGTATCTAAAGAAGCCTTTGCGTTAGCTATAAAACTTTTAGTTGCCTCTTCAACGCTATCGGTAACATTATTATATACATCCCCAACGTCAGCAGTAAAGTTTTGAAAATCTCCTTTTATTTCAGTTAGACCAGCCTTAATTAAAGACGTATTAAATGTAAATATACCAGTCAAAACAGTTCCAACACCACTAAATTTGTCAGCTATATACGTTCTAAATTCTTCAAACTTAGTACCGATAGATGCTATGGTCTTTTGTGGCTGCTGAAAAGCATTGAATATCTTTTGCCCTACTTCGACAACCTCGTTACCGATGCTTCTAAAAACCATTCCCATAGTATCGGCTGCAATAGTTATAGTATCTATTACAGTTTGGTTTTTACCCATTATCTCTTTAAGAAAATTAAAAGCCTCAATAACAAGACCGATACCAGCAGTTTTCATGGCAAGACCCAAGCCTCTGAATCCTTTAGATAGGTTTTTAGTAGACTTTGCTGCTGCCTTATTCGACTTTGCAATGTCTTCCAACTTATCATTTAAAGCCGTTATTTCCTCAATAGCCTTATCAACTTTTGCTTCTAATGGTATTATTACCTTTTCAGCCATATCTCTGTCTTAAATTGTTTCCACGCTTGTTTGATTGTCTTAGGGTATTGCTCTAATCCAAATGCAAACGTATTGCTTTTTGTTTGTTTTATCTTTCCTGTTGTCAATCCTTTGATGACCTCGCTAATCATAAATAGTAAATTTACTTTTTTATACTTCTTCTAATGTTAATCTACAACCATATAGCCTTTGCCCAGCCGATGATGGGTTTACTGTAATAGTATAAAAATTACCTTCGCTTGCTGCCAGCTGATTTGTTAGCGTTAGTTCAGTGTTTACAGTTCCGCTACCTTTGTTTGCGCCAAAAACAGTACTCCATCCCGAGACTGATACGGAGAAAGTTACGTTGGCATTTCCTTTCACAAAAACTTTAGTAACTCTATAACCTACAGGTACTTGAAACTCTGCGGTATAGTATTGACTAGCACTAGGCATATCCATATAATTACCCACACTAGAGACACGACCTGTAGAAGAGCCGCTTGAGCTAATAAAGTCTGTTACACCTAGGTACCAATATTTTGTAGAGCCTGTGGCATATATACCTGTACCTATATTATCTCCTTTGTAAACTGCAAGGACTTTATCTACGGTTAAGGTGTTTGTTGTAGGGTTATAATTAAAGTTAGATTCTCCAGCAAAACCATTTGAGCCATCGTTAAATTGAACATCTCCAGATGCCCCACCACTTGCCGTTGTCGGTATGTTTGTAAGTTGTGAGCCATCTCCTATAAAGTTGTCAGCAGTTACATCTCCAGTAACATCCACATCTCCAGTAGCCGTTACATTTGGAGTTATCAAAGTTGTACCCACATAAGACAACCCTGTTCCTGTGCCTAAATCTCCGTTGTCATTTACCTGTATTTGCCCATTAGTTCCAGCAGCTGGTACGCTATCTAAAGCTATTGTCGTAGTTCCCCCAGCATCGTCTTTGGTAACAGATATGTTTGCATCTCCTTGCAAGGTGCTTTTACTTGCTACATTTGTTGAGTTACCAATTAATATTTTACCATCATCTAAAGGTATCTCATCTGGGAATGTTATCCATCTTGTACTATCTGCTGCATTACTCCATGATAGTATTTGCCCATCTGTCGCACTCTCTCCAAGTTTAGATATTGTGCCCTCAATGGAAACCCTTGAGCCAGAGCGACCTATTGTAGTAGTGCCATCTGTTGTTGTGGTCGTGTGTTGTATGCTTTTTAAAGACCTATCCCTACCAACATAACAAACTGGATTGGTACTATAAAAACCAAACGCGTAACCAAGCCCCTCGCAACATTTCCTCATGATATAGGATGATGGATTTGGGGTACTCCAAGTAGCGAATCCATAAGAATCCACCCCAGTCATAGTTAATGTGCAACCAGTCCATGGGGATACTTTATCATCACGTAGTATTTTTATCAATTCTACTTGTGTGCTTACGTCTTTACCTAAAGAGAAACCCTTAATTTTATTAACCCTATAATAAGCGTCTTTAACAAACACCCTATCGTTATACTTAAAGTTTGCTATATCAACCGAACTAAGATTAAAATTAGCAATTAATATTCTTGCATTGCTTCCGTACAAGTTATTAAGATAACTTTCCCAGCAAGTATTATAAGTATCATTTTGTGTAGTTTCATTAACAATAAATGATTCTCCAAATTTAGGTATAGACCTAAATCTAATGTCTTCGTCTGTGCTTTGTATTTCATTACCAGCAACGATATAAGTTGAACACATAGGGTACTCATCCATCGAGATGGTAGCCGTGTCAAGTTGGTGTTCTTTGACCTTATAATTAGCATTCTTTAAACCAGAATAGGCAAACAGTTTAGGGGGCGTCTTAACAAACGTAGGTGTTTCTCCATCATATATATAATTTTGACCTATTAATAAGCCCCCAAAATAATCATTAGTATAAGAAGAAAAAACACTCTTTGTCTCTATTTTACCATCTTCAGCAAAATCATTAGAGAATTTTAATGAGAACGAATTATATGGTGCGCCTAATTGTTCTTGGTGTTCTTTGTTTTGTTTATCATCGGCTTCTAAATCACTAAGCAATAGTTCCTTTTTCTGGTATTCGGATGTAGGTTTTATGACTATGTTTTTAGAAGCGTCTAATTTATCAGTCCAATCTTTTGATGTGCCAGCATTAAAGTAATCTTGTGCTGGCTCTATGTTAAGCTGATTAGCCACTTCCTTGTCAGTTTCAACAATTAAATTGTACCTCGACAAAATTGACGAAATAAAATCAGATTGCTTTATACTGGGTAAAACATTGTTTCCAGATGACAAATCAACAGTTGACCCTAATTGTATAGCTGGTGCTTCTAATAGTGTTGCGTAGCCTTTTAAATCACTATAATCAGCATTGTTATACCTATCCTTAATAGTAAACTTAACCTCATCTCCAGATTCTAAAGAAATGGATGCCGTTACAAAATTAAAATCTTTAGTGTCATTTACGGCTATATGTTTTTGCGCAACTACTATGCTTCCCACTACTGCCTGTAATGTGTAGGTAATTGAGCCACTCCCAGTAGGTCTATAAAAATCTATATTTAAACCTAATTTAAACCTATATTTCCCACTAATAGGAACTGAATATTTACCAGCTACTTGTGGAGAAAGAGTACCACCATTCCAATTGCCATATAAATCTGCTTTTAGTACTGGAAAAGGTATGTAAAGCTTGTTAGTTGTAAACCTAATTCCACTACTATCTTGGTCAATTTCGCCTTTAAAATAGTCTGGCTCTTGTGATGCTAATTGTTGCGTGTCATTAGCAAGTGTCATATACTGCTTCGTAAAGAAATCAGTGTTAAAGAAAGTAGAGTTAATTGTGTAGCCTATGCTTTCTAATATTTTATAAAATAGTGTCTTTAATTTTATAGCTGGTTTTAGCCTTTCGTAGCTTATGTAATTACTGGATTGACCAAGTACGGCTTCATCATTAAGACCATACCCATAGTCTATTATGGGGTAAAGTATCTCATCCCCACCAGTACCATTAGTGTATATCGTATTTCCATCCCAGCTTCTATTGATATTTACTCTGCTCCATTCATGACTTAGAGAACTAAAATCTAAATCATTAAGCTGGTCAATTCCTAAAGACTTGACAATATTAGCCACCTCGCCAAACACTACCACATCGTAGTTCTCTGTATTTGCATCTGCTTTCAGTAGTTGTAGGTAGCCATCTAAGACCTCAATACTATCAACTAATATAGATGCCTTTACTTTTGAATTAGAGAAAAACCCACCAGTTACATTAACATTGTAAAAGTGAGCAAAAAAATTGTTGTTGGTAGCCGTAAAAGGTAATGTAAACGCTTGAGTGCTTTCTGACTTTCTTTTTGTGATGTCTTGTATTTCAATAGACGAATAGTCAGCTTTTATGCTTACATCCCCCAAGTCAAGATATACACTATCCCCACCTTGTTGATTATATACTACTAATTGTACCATTAAACCCTTTGTTTTAAATCATGAGCATACTCAAAAGTGAATGAGTATTGAACTAATTTGTCTTTTAAATTTGTCTTGTAAGCAAGCGATGTGTCTTTGATATTTATTGGAATAGGTACTTGCTTAATATTGTCATCCCCCTTTTTAACTGGTGTAAGTAACAGAACTTCATTAGACATAAGCAATCCATTAAAATAATCATTATACTCATCTCCAATATATCTTGTGTTTATTGTAGTTTGTTTTGTGCCACCTACTTTTTGCACCTTACCTCGCTCGTAGGATTCTATTGCAAAGTCAGATGCTCCCCAACTACCAGCTACTTTTTGCGACTGGTCTTGACGATTGTAGTTCCTTACATCACTATGCTCCCCATCAAACATATAGTAGTCCCATGTTCCGTACTTGTTTTTCCAAGCTAAAGAATACTCTTCAAATCTTGTGGAGTTGCAATTGCTATCTGAGGCTATCTCAAACAAATGCGTTTGTGAGGCTTGTTTTTTACTAAATATTTCAACCGCACCAGTTCCAGCAATGCTGCCAGAGTTTGAGTAGAATATAGTATTTACGTTGTTATTAGCTGCACCATATAAGGTAAAATCTGTTGTACCCACAGATAAAATTCTGCACCTATCCCCTTGTTTTACTTGCGATGCAGCAACGCTTCCAGTAGTTACCGAATTAGATACTGAATCTGCATAATAAACAGTATAGTATTTTATATTAGAATCTTCTTGTAATTGGTAGCCCCCTTTGTTTGGGTATTTTATTTTTTTCACGTTTGCAGCGCCTACTCCAGCAAATAGCAAATACTTATCGTCTGAATCTGCTTCAGATGGATTAACTCCTCCGTTATTACTCTCATTACTTACTTCTATCTTGCCAACGTAATTAGTAGGAAAAATTGTACCATTCTGCATCTGGAATATTGGCTCTGTATCAAAAAATCTATATTCGAGCAATCCATCTACTGTTGCGTATGGTGCAGTATCATTATTAAAAAATGAAAGTGTTTTGTAATCGTTGTAACTTGTAAGGTGTGAAATCTTTCCACTTGTGTTATTTCCTTTGGTTGTATCTGCCGGTAACTCACTTAGAAATTTTCCCTTATTTACTACGGCTTCGAATTGTGTAAAAGAAAAAAGCATCTCCCCACCAGTAGTACCAAATATATTTAGATATAAATTATGCGTTGCTTGACAAGTATATATAAGTTCATTCCAACCTAATTCAAAAGGTGCATTAACATAAGCAGAACCATTCCATATTTGAAAATTTGTAATATCTGATTTATATTCTATTTTGTACTTAAATTTATATTTTACTCCTACAATTTGTTCTTCATCCGCTTCAGTATCAATTCTATTGGGGAAAACGCCGGGATTTAAAACCGACATTTTCATTCGGTTATTTGCTGGAAATGTTAAAACTACTCCATCAGCAGGGTAGTGTGTCCAATTTTGCGTCTGTGTATTATCAAAGGTTGGGTTTGATAATAGACTGATTTGCTGTGCAAAATTAAACAAATCTACATCTAACTCCATCTTATCTTCCCACTCATTTGCGTAGTTTATTAATGGGTAACTGACATTACTGGCAGAACTGCTTGACACCGAAACTGTACCATTGGCAGTTGTAGAATATTCCTCGTAGAACTTAAAGGTAAACGTCTTTAACGTGTCTGTGTTTTTACTAAGGGGGTAATCTTCAATATCTGGTGTTGATGCCGTTCCTACATCGGTAGTATTTTGTGGCATTAAATGAATAGAATCATAATCTATTGAGCCAGTTATTGTATTATCATGCTTGTTAGTAACCTTAATATAATTCTTTACTATCTTCTCAAAATTAATGTGAGCAGAATCGTTGTTATTTTTAGGTTGCTTAAGTCTTATAAACTTTACCCCATCAACAAATATATCAACTACAAATTTAAAATTGTATACTGGTGTTGTGTCGCTCGTTAATTTGAGCATCCAATAATTACTGCGTGTTACTGTTGTTCCCATTTATCTCGTCTATTGTAAAATTCAAAAAGTTTTCTAAATCTAAAGCAAAAGCTTGTGTTAATTTCTTAGGTAGTTTCTTATAGCTTTGTGCAAATGCATCGTCAAAGAATCCAGTACCCTTATATCCAAATCTGTGTATCTTTCTTGTTACCACGTAGGCAATGCCTCTCTGTTGTTGTGCCTTGTTTCTCCATGCCTCATACTGCCCTTTGCTATTTCTTGGGCGCAATCCTTTACGCTTAACCCATTCTAATATCTTAGGGTATAAAACACCAGAGCCACCACCAGATTTACCTCTACCCTCATTGATTGCAAGACCATAGTCTTCCATCCGTATCTTAAGGCTTATAGAATTTGCAGCAACACCCAAATCATAATCAAGCGACTTCATCAGCTTACCAGTATCATATCCTCGCTTTCTTGTTTGCAGATATGTAGCTGCCTTGATTATAACATCCTTACCAAACTTAGATAGGGCTTTTTGCGTTGCTTCTAATTCTAATTTCATATAGGGCTATTACAAGCGTTGTTATGACTTGGAACTGTTATGCTGATTGTTCCTTTCCATCCAGCCAGTAAGTTCTCAAATCGGTCTGTAAACGGCTCACATGATACGCTCTCGTTTATTGAATAAGTTCGAGAATCAATCACTGGTGTACCCCTACCGAGACCATTCTTGAACTCTCTATATATATCAGCCATTATAAGGAATGTATTATTCAGTACATCAGTTTCATTTGAGCCATCTGCTGCCACCAAATCCATCACAAGCAAATCAAACGTAAATACAAAATCTCTGTTATTGATTGTGGCTGGTTGCTCTATCAGATGAGCCTTTGCAAAGTCAACCTCATTGGATAGGTCTACCTCGAATATATCCCCAAACGTAAATGAGTTAAGTTGCTTGTGAGCGTTACATATCTTTTCGAACTGCTCTACTATTGATTTGAATGATTTCATTTCCTTGCGTTTTCTTTATCCTTTATATATGTTAAATAGGTAAAGCATTTGTTTATACTCATTTCGGTTGCTTCATCTATCTTTAAAATATCATCGTTAGCCAATGTCATGAGGATGGCATACCAGCCCCACTTTTTACTGAATCGTTGTTGCTTGTCTGAACTTTGCCCTCCGATGAAGACCGAAGCATATCTGTCAAATAATCTTTCCCTAAAGTCCAAAAAAAAACCATAGCACCATTTACCACATTGGCTGGTAGTTTCTTCTTAAATAACTCAGCACGTTCTTCCGTTCCCTTGTATGGCTCAATATCGTACTTCCCAGATTTGTCAATCGTTACTGGTCTGTAAAGAACTGCCATAACATAGTGCAAGTTCTTGTTTAAATCCTTGCAGAAAGTATCAAGGTCAGCAAACTCCCCAGTAGTGATATTTGATAGGTTAGGATGAAAGCCGTATTTGATGCCCTCTATGGTAACCAATTTAATAAGCCTATTGTCTTGCTTAGACAAATACAGAAGTTTGTCGTAAACGCTCTCTAAATCGCTTAGACGAAACCTATCAAGTGTTTCTCTATCTACTCCAGTTAGTAACTCAATGGTTTGCTTTTGCTTTTCCAGATTACCAAGTTCAGCCTCTTCTATTTCTGTGAGCCTTTGTAATTGCCCAAGAGTTATTTCACTTGTATCTGTCGGTATTGTCAGCTTCATATTATTAAATAGTAAAATGTGTAATGTGTATAAAAGTTACCTAATTGAATACTTCCCTACGTTTGGTTTGCTCTTTACCATAGTAACTGCATAGCGTAATGCATCTATTCCGTGATTGTTATTATCTATTGGCTTATTAAGTAGGTAGCCGTTCTTATCCTCTTGCCATTTGTAGCCATTGAACTCCGATATTAAGTTGGTGCTTTTGGTTGTTACGCATAGTTTAAATCGTTTCAGTAGGTCTATCCCTATGTTAATTGAATCCCTACCCTTTACGCATGGTTTTACGTTGTACCCTAATCTATACAGTTCTTCGATTGATTTAGGCTCTGAACTGTCTGCAAATACAACTCTTCGCTTATCAGTCCAGAAAGCATCCATTCGGTTAGCAATGTCAGAGTTAGTAAGTCCTCGTTCATATAGTAATTCGTTAAATATTAATTTGTCTTCTAATTCGTATACCTCTACTAAGGCACTTGGGTCGTTGGTATATCCAAAGTCTAAGCCAGTAGAAATTAGCGTTGCCTCTTCTGGTATCTTGCTCATCATCTCAACTCTTGGGAATATAATAGACTTAGAGAAACCTCGCTCCCCCAATCCGTATATCTTCCAATAGTCCTCATCCGTTTCTCGTAGCCTTTCAATCTCCTTGACCAATTCATCTGGTAGAAATGGATTATCCTTGTACGTTGATTTGATGAATGTACAATCTTCTCTGTTCAGCACCTTGTCATATAACCAGTGATGTGTTTCAGATGGGTTATAATCAATGTATATCTTTTCCTCTGTTCTTACCAGCAGCTGAAAGAAATCTTCCCACGTTAATTCGTTTGCCTCGTTACAGAATAGATAGTGCCGTTTAGCACCTCTCTTCTTTTGTGGTTGGTCTAAAGATATAAACTCAAATGTATTGCCGTTAAGAGTGTAGGTATGGTCCGATTTATTGTGCTTTGTTTCATCGTATAAACCATGTGCATTCAGTATCTCAAAAAAGTCTTTCATTACAGACAGCTTTAAACTGGGTAATGACTTCCTTACGATGCTAAACCTTTTGCCAGTTTCCTCAAAAGCCTTGACAATAAGAAGCTGACAAAGTGAGTAGGTCTTCCCACTTCGCGTACCACCTTGATTGACCACAAGCTTAGTAGGTGCATTGTAGTTCCTCTCAAATACGTTACTCGTCTGTATCTTTAGACTTGACAATCTCTATCTCTATTTTGTTAATCTTATCCCCTTGCGTTGTTACATCTATCTGCTGACGCTCACTTAATCCTAATTGTGTTTTGGCTGCATGAATTACAACGCTTGGTACTTTGTCCTTTATACATTCGTAATATTTAGAGCGTATAAAATCATGCTCTATCTGTTCTATCTCTTTGACCTTATCAGCAAACTCCTGGTCTTCTTTTAACCACTTATAGTAATTCGTTCTTGATAGGTCTGTCATCTTTAGAGCAGTTGATACAATGCCCAGCGATTTCTCTAACGCTTTCAGCATTCTTTCTTTAGCTACCTTTGTTCTATTTTGTTCCATATACCTCCATATATTTTAAGTGTATCTCCTTTAACATATCTTTCAAATACGATATATCTCCGTACTCAATATGACAACTCCGACATACAGCTTGTAAGTTTTCAATGTAGTCTTTTTCTTTACTCCCACCCATGCCTCTTGCATCTATGTGGTGGATGTCATGTGCTGGGTTACCACACACTTCGCAAGGGATAAAATCGCACCTATCAAAGCTAAAGTAATCCATATATATTTTAGTGTGCTTTTTCATATTGGTGCGCCACAACACTCGCAAACATCTTTCGTTACCTCTTCGAGCGTATTGTCTTCGTACTTGTCTATATTGATATTTAAATCGTTTACAGTAAACCCTACCTCAAATAACACCTCTTCATCGAAATAGTTCAGCAGTAAGTCGTCATCAAACTTACCTCCGTTCTTGTTTAGCCTAAGATTTAGTTTCATCTCTTTTTCAATCGGTAAATCAACTGCGTATGTCAGTATGTGGTCGTTGCCTAAATCTTCCCACGCTCTCGCTCTTTGATGCCCTCCGATTATTACATTCTTCCTATCCTCGTTTGCATTTATTACAATAGGATTGACCAGACCAAATTCTTCAAGGCTTTTCTTTAGGTCTTTAAACTGCTTCTTTGATATTGTGCGAGGGTTGTACTCGGCAAATTTCAACTCCGATATTTTAACGCTCTCAATCTTCATAACTCTCTAATAATTGTTTTAGGTCTTTTACCATATCTCTAACACACCCACCACAAGAAGATACGTTTTTTCTCATTCCGAATATCTCATTGTATAAATTAGTAAGCCCTACGTTCTGCTCATGTGTTACCTTAGTGTTCTCTAAGCTATTTACAAGACGTCTAAGGATAGATAATTGGTCTTGGGTTATATCCTTTTCCCTTTCCCATTTACCGATAGGACATCGCGTAAAGGCAATCGCCCCTTTTATCTTCATAAAGCATCCACATTTTTTACATTGCGCTACAGACTTTCTGAAATGGTCGCACTTACGACA